TACCTACGCCTGTACCTACACCAGTGCCTACACCAGTGCCTACACCAGTGCCTACACCAGTGCCTACACCAGTGCCTACGCCAGTGCCTACGCCTACCCCTACGCCCGATACTGGAGATACTGGTGATACTGGTGATACTGGAGATACTGGAGATACTGGAGATACTGGAGATACTGGTGACACTGGAGATACTGGAGATACTGGAGATACTGGTGACACTGGAGATACTGGTGATACTGGTACTACAGGTACTACGGGTACTACAGGTACTACGGGTACTACAGGTACTACAGGTACTACAGGTACTACAGGTACTACAGGAGATGGTACAGGAGATGGTACAGGAGATGGTACAGGAGATGGAGATGGTACTGGTGACGGTGGTGGCGGTAGCTCTTTACCTTCAGCTACAAGAACCACAGACTCTTTATTCAAGGACATGCTTACTTTAAAGACAAAGGTAGGCTCTACTCAAGGACTCTTATCTTTTAATCCTTATGCTCCACAAAAGCTAGCTCCTGCTCCATTAGCTAGGACTGACATATTACAACAATTTTTAAATCAACAAAGACAACCACTGGAAGCTCCTGCTAGACGTCAAGGTATGCTAACAGATGCTCAACCACCAAAAAGGTTCCCTTACTAATGACATACTTACAACTTGTAAACAGTGTACTTCGCAGAATTAGAGAAGATGAAGTCTCAAGTGTTTCTCAAAATAGTTATTCTAAACTTGTAGGGGAGTTCGTTAACGATGCTAAACGCTCAGTAGAGGACTCTTATGATTGGACTGCTTTACGTACTACACTAACTGTCTCTACAACTGATGATGCCTTTAACTATACCCTTACTGGCTCTCAGAACAAGATGAAGTTATTAGATGTCATTAATGATACCTCTAACTTCTTTATGCAGTATCGTACCTCTAGGTGGTTTGACAATGCTTTCTTAATCAACGATGCACCTACTGGCACACCTCAGTTCTATAGCTTTAACGGTGTAGACGCTAATGGCGACAATGGTGTAGATCTTTACCCTAAGCCCGATGGTGTGTATCAAGTACGCTTTAACGTAGTATTACGTACTGCTGACTTTACCTTGGATGAGGATAAGCTTACAATACCCTCCTCTCCTGTAGTTCAAATAGCGACTGCTTTGGCTGCTAGAGAGCGTGGTGAAACTGGCGGCACTAGCGCAGCAGAGTTGTTTAGTTTAGCGGACAGGACACTCTCAGACGCCATAGCATTTGATGCTGCTCAACATCCTGAAGAAACTATCTGGTATTCTTAAATGGCACAACAACTACAGAACATCACAGTAGCAGCACCAGCTTTCTTTGGTCTTAACACGCAGGACTCACCTATTGGTGTTGATCCTTCCTTTGCATCCGTTGCTGACAACTGTGTCATTGACAAGCTAGGACGCATAGGTGCGCGTAAGGGATACGTAGCTGTCTCAGGTAATGGCTCTTCGGTGTTAGGGAGTAGTCGCGGCATTGAGACAGTCTTTGAGTTTGTGGACACTAGCGGAACTAAGGTTGTCATATCCGCAGGTAACAATAAGATATTTAAAGGCACTACTACTCTTGTTGATATTACACCTAGCGGGTATTCCCCGTCAGCTAATAACTGGAAGTGTATTTCTTTTAACAACCATTTGTATATGGTACAATTAGGACATGTACCTTTGATTGCTACTGACGAGTCAGGTTCCTTTGTCTTAGAAGCTATTACTTCTCATTCACATGCCACAGGTACAATGCCTCTAGCTAATGAAGCTTTAGCTGCCTTTGGTAAGTTATGGGTAGCGGACATTGCAGGAGACAAGCATACAGTCTATTGGAGTGATACACTCAATGGTCATGCTTGGACAGGTGGTGCTACAGGTAGTCTTAACTTAACAACTGTATGGCCTACTGGTCACGATGAAGTAGTAGCACTAGCGGTCCACAATAACTTCTTAGTCATCTTTGGAAAGAAGTCTATACTTGTGTACTCAGGTGCTTCTTCCCCTGCTTCCATGACCCTAGCTGATACAATAGAAGGTGTAGGTTGTATAGCCCGTGACTCAGTACAGCACACAGGTACGGACATCTTGTTCCTATCGGACTCAGGTGTACGTAGCTTTGGTAGGACTATACAAGAAAAGTCTATGCCCATGCGTGACATTAGTAAGAATGTACGTACTGATCTTATGCACGAAGTACCACTACAGACTAACGCTATTAAGTCTGTATACAGCGCAGATGAAGCTTTTTATCTCATAACGCTACCTGACAGTAACTTAGTCTACTCTTTTGACATGCGGTCGCCCTTGGAAGATGGGTCACAACGTGCAACCTCTTGGTCTAGTCTCTTGCCTTTGTCACTGACAACCCTTGAAGATGGTACAATATACTTTGGTCTTGCTGCTGGTATAGTTAAGTACAGTGGCTACTTAGATGGCACCGCTAACTACCAGATGCGTTACTTTAGTAACCCAATGGACTTTGGTAATGCTTCCAACTTGAAGTTCCTAAAGAAGTTTACTATCACTGTCATTGGTGGTCAAAACACTAACTCTACTTTAAGCTGGGGTTATGACTATACTACTAACTTTACTAAACAAGTATTTAGCTTGTCAGGTACAAGTAATGCAGGAGAGTATGGTCTTTCGGAATACAACACAACCGCTGAGTACACCGCCTCTGCTGTTATCAACACTCCTAAAGTTAACACTAGTGGTAGTGGTGAAGTTGTTACTATAGGTGTTGAGTCAGAACTAAATGGTTCAGCTTTTTCAATTCAAAAAATAGACATACATGCTCTACTAGGGAGACTTATTTAATGTCCAACTATACAAAGACTACTAACTTTGCGACTAAAGACTCTCTCAGTTCGGGTAATGCGAACAAGATTGTTAAAGGAGCAGAGATTGATACAGAATTCAATAACATTGCCATAGCTAGTGCTACTAAAGCCAACACTGCTGAACCTACTTTTACAGGGACTGTCACAGCTCCCACCGTAACAGTTACAGGCACCTTAACGGCTGGTACAATTACTGGAGGAGCATACTAATGGCTGGATTTTGGGAAGGCCTTGGAGGATTATTAGGTGGAGCAGGTTCTTACTATTTAGGAAAGGAGAACATTGCTGGTGCAAAACAGTTAGGTAAAGATACTCAAGCAGGTGCTGACCTTTTAGCGGAGCAAGCTCGTGCAGGTACTGAGTTTAAACCTTATACTGTCACTAGTGGCTTAGGCAACGTAGGCACAACAGCTGAGGGTGGTTTTAACATTAACCTATCCCCTGAGCAGGAAGCCCTACAGAGCCAGCTAATGGGTCAAGCAGCTGGTTTGTTTGGTCAGGTAGGGCAAGACCCTGCTGCACAGCAATCGGCCATCTACGAGCAACTGAGAGCCACTCAGCGCCCTGAAGAGCAACGTCAGCGTTTAGCAACTGAAGAACGTATGTTATCTCAAGGACGCTTGGGTATGCAATCTAGTGCTTATGGCGGTGCATCGCCTGAGTTACTAGCACAAGAGACTGCTCGTCAGGAAGCAATGGGTCGCGCTAACATTGGTGCTAGACAACAGGCTCTATCGGAACAACAACAAGCACTAGCTGGTGGACAAGGTTTATTAAATGCTGGATACTCTCCACAGCAGCAAGCTTTGGCTATGCTACAGGGTAGCTCAGTACCTGCTGGCTTTGCTGATATTGGCCGTAGGTCAGGCACAGAGTTTAGTTCTCAGTTAGGACTAGGCGGCTTAGAGTCTCGTCTTGGTGCTGAAGACTTAGCCAATAGATTACAGCTACAGCAAGGGCAAGGCGCTCTTGATACTATCTTTGGTCAACAAGCTACTCCTTTGGAACAAGCGCAGATAGCTGAGATTTATGCTAAGATGGGAGGCAATCCTAATAGTGGCGGTCTTTGGGGTGCTATTTTCTCAGATAGTCGTCTAAAGGAAAACATTGAAACAATAGGTAAGGACACAAGAACAGGCTTGACATTGTATAACTTCAGCTACATTGCTGATCCAAGTAGTGTTATATATGAAGGTGTCATGGCTCAGGAAGTTCTTGACTATATGCCTGAAGCAGTAACTACCGCATCTAACGGTTATTATGCCGTTAACTACGAGATGCTAAATCTGGAAATGAAAGAAGCGGAGGTAGCATAATGGCTAGTCAAGATTTAGCGAGACTACTTACAGGCGTAAGTGGCGCACAAAGACCTAACCCTAATCAGGGTTCAGATGAGTGGCGCATGGCTTTCGGTGCACAACAGGCGCAGAACCTAGGGAATGCTGTGGGTAATGTACCTACGATGTTTGGTGGTGAGCGTAGTGTTAACCCACAGGAAGCAATTCAGATAGGCATGGGGCAACTGGATCAAGGAAGCATAGAGGACTTAAAAACCTTGGCACGTATGCAACAAATGCGTGGTGACTTGGAAGGAGCTGCTAGGACTGCTGCTAAGATTCAAGCTATGCAAGATAAAGAAGCAAGTGCTTTGTCTCTAAGCGCCCAAGCTCAAGCAGTCATTGAAGGTTTACCTGCTGAGTATGCTGGCCTGAAAGGAGCTATAGGAAAAGGAAACATCGAAGCCCTTAAAAAAGGAATTGAGATACTAGGTACTATACCTAAAAAACCTACTACGGAAATAGCTAACCTAGTTAATGTGGCTTCTGGTAAGTCCGTTAAAGAAATAGAGCTTAGAGATGGAGTACCCTATTCTATGACAGGTACTAGACTAACACCTCAAGAATTAGACGGCTTTGTTGTTAGCAAGACTGTTGTTAAACCTTCTCGTGCGCTTATAGATCAAAGAGTCAGCCCGACAGAGGAAGCTCAGGCTGCTGCCTTGGCTCTAAATCTAAATGACCAAAGATTAATGTTTGAAACTGTACAACCTGAGCAGGAAGCAGCTAGACAAAAACTAGAAACTGCTCAAAGGGTATATACTTCTATTGCAAAGGGCGCACCCAGTGGTACTGCTGTTGAAATAGCAGCTAAATGGGCTGGAGATATACAGAGTCTATATGCGTTGACAAACAAAGAAGCACCTCAATCAATATTATCCGCTGTAAACGATGCTTCCTCTTTAAAACAAATTGGCTTTGAAGCAATGCTGCCTTTAATTGAAGCACAGGGAAGAGGTTTTACAGATAAAGATAGAGAACACGCTAAAACAGTACTCCCAGGATTGTCACAATCGTGGCAATATAACGAAATGGTAGCAGATTTAGATACTATAGGTGCCTTAAAAACGCAAGATCAAATGCGGTTTGCTACTAAACGTAAAAACCTTACGGAGATTACATCTTCTGGTAGTGAGACTTTATGGAGTAATTATTTAAATGATCTCCCATTGTCTAAGGTTGAAAAAACAACTAGAAACGGTTTGACTTATGATCGTTTAAAGCCTATTAGAGACAATGAAGACTTGTCTCAGTACTGGGTAACTGAACGTCCTAAAGGTTTTAAAGTGAAAAATGGAACAAAAGTTACTGAACTAAGCATGTCGGACATAAGAGACACAGCAAAAAACCACGGTATATCTGCTAGAGAGTATTTAGCTGATTTATCAGAACAGGGCTTACTCATTGATGGGGTTTATAAATAATGGCTGTTATTACTATAGAAGGTTATAACCCTACTATACCAGAGTCATCAAATGGCAGTGTTGTTGATATAGAAGGATTCATTACTCCTAATCAAGCGTTACAACATCTTAAAGCGGAGCAAAAGGCTCAGATGTTGGCTGATTTGCCTCCTTTTGACCCAGCTGAGTTGCCTGAACTACCAACAGGAGAGTGGGAAACTACTGGTCAGAAAACAACTGGAGAACGAACCAGAGAAGACATAAAGCGTTTTTTTGAACCTATAACTAATCCTGTGTTGGAAGTGATGAATGCTGTGAACGCTGGTATTTACGGCACTGCTTTTGATTTAGCAGTGGCTCCTTACGAGTTAGCTACGGGAGAAACCGTAGACCGTCCTTCTCAAGTTAAAAACCAGACTTTTATGCCTAATCCTGAAGATGCTGAGTTCCTTGATAAAGGTGTTTTTTATGCTTCTCTTGGTGTGGGCATAAACGCAGCGGCTAGGTTAGCTGTGGGAATGCTAGGTAAAAACATGGCGCTAAAAGTTGGGACTAGGTCAGGTTATAATCCTCTAACAGGTAAACCTTTTGCTAGGGTTGGTGGAGAGTCTAAAAGAGCCGCCATTACTAGAGATATAGCATCTACTTCTATGTCTGGAGAAGTGTCTATAGGTTTGGGCATGGCTTCTGCTGGACAGCTTTCCGAAGGTTTTGATGTTGAAGTTTATGATGTTGATCCTTTAAAACTACCTTTAGAAATAGCAGGTGCGGTAGCAGTAGCTACAAGACCTTCTACTTACCTAGACTTAAGCACTGGCTATGCCCGTGATGTAATGCGTTCATATAGAGATATACCTGTTGATCCTTCACTTATTAAAGGTTTATTGACACCAGAAGAATCAGCCATCCTCAGGCAGTGGGAAGAAAAGTTTGGTGAACAAAACATTGTTAAAGCTAGTCAAGAACTTAGAGGAGGAGCTGCTAATACTGCTGGTAACAGAATAAGCCCTGTAGAAGCTAGACAGGCGCTAGAAAATGCTTCCGAAGATACTGTTTTATCTGTAGCGCAGAAGGTGGATGATGCTGGAGTTTTTACTCTACAAAGATCACTTGCCGCTGAAGACCCTATTTTTGCTGCTGATGTTAAAGAAAGTATAGACTTTGCTCAAGCTTCTTTAGCTAAAGAGTTTAAGGACTTAATGAACCCCTCTACAGGTGAGTTTAGCTTTGATGCCTTTAAACAGTTAATGCCCAAGATACAAGATGATTTACTGAGACAAGTAGACGATAGACTGTCTGCTGCTCAAGATAAACTAGCTACTATTACTAGGATCTATGAACATGATCCTGTAGCTGCTTCTAAAGAGTTTACCAAAGTTTTTGATGAAGTACTTGCGGACATAACAGCACAAGAACAGCGATTATGGGGTACTCTGAATGATACTGTGGTTGTACCTACTGCTTCTTTAAGACAAGAGGTTGCACGTATATTATCGGAAACAACAAAACAAACCACACTACCTAAAGAAATCATTGAAGAGATGTTAGGCAGGAAAATAACTAGAACTAGTCAGGGTTGGAGATTAACTAAGGGGGTTGGAGATAAACCTGCTGCGCGTCCTAAAGTTGTTCTTTTAAATGCAGAAGCGCCTTTAGTTTTAACAGAACTTAGAAGTAAGTTATCTGCTATGAGTAGAAATGCTAACAAAGCAACTGAGCCATCACTACAGTACGACCAAGGAGTTCTTATAAAACTTCAGCAAGCTGTTCTTGATAGCCTAACTAGAGGATCTGATGGTGTAGACCCTGCTCTAAGAGAGGTTTATATAGCTGCTACCGCTTTTACTAAAAAGAAGCACAATGCTTTAACTAGAGGCACTTTAATACCTTCTGTTCGTAAAGCTCCTCAGGAAAGAAAGTTAGGTAAGCTATTAGGGAAAGACACTAAAGATCAAGAAGACATTGCTGTTGCAGCAAGTGAGCTAGAAAAAGTCTTTAACGTAGCACCTGTGACTCCTGAAGCTAAATCAGCAGCACTTAAGAACGCAGAGCAATATTTGTTAAATAAGTTTTCAAAGGAAGTTGATCCTACAGATTTAGCGACCTATGATCTATTCCTAGCTAATCACAGGGATTGGATCAGAAAGTTCCCTGAGATAGGTAGTATTATTAAAGATGCACGAAAGAAAGCTAAAGCACAAGGAGTAGTTGTGCAGAACGCCTTAAAAGCACAAGAGGCTAAGAGACTTGACGAGTTTTCTACTATAGCAGGTGCTAATCCAGAAAGAGTAATGGAGACGATACTTCACAGTGCTAACCCTTCTCAAACCTCTGCTAGGTTTAAGCGTCTAATAAGCGGAAACAAAGTAGCCTTAGAAGAGTTTAAAACAGCAATCTCTACTAAAATAGCTGCTGAGTCTTTAAGGATGGTAGACA